CCCTGTAGGAGAATGGGAAGCAGCAGATGAGGCCGCAGGAATATCTACTCGCGCAACTGGCGGCATGGTCGATGAGCTAGGCTACATGCACGGTGGGATGCCCCATCCGAAGCGCGGTCCAATCAAGTATGCTGCAGGCGGTGCTGTGAGAGGAAAACGCTTCGTGGGTACTTTTTAATGCAAGAAGAATTCTTACAAGACGTAATCTATCCCAAACTACCTGATGCCCAAGAGGAAGCACGTCGCGTGGATGGTCAAGTATCTCCTGTCCACGATCCAGAAGGTAATATAACTGGATATAAAGTATTTGGTAGGGCCGAATTAACTATTTCTGAGAAATTAAGGGGGGTTGTGCAAGGTTCTACAGTACCAGGAAGTACATCTGATATTTCTGCGGGGGTTATGCTGGGTGATACTATCGAAGCCACTAAAGGAAGGCGTACTGGGCAAGATCTTATAGACTATGAACGGATCACCGCGATGATCCCCGAGGAATATCAACAAGAATTTGGAAGTGGCTCTCTTTCCCTTCAACGGGAACACGGAGATAAGGATTTTGAGGGTAAAGAACTAAGTGCTCGGTATTCTTTGCCCATAGGAGAGGCAACCGCCTCCGTACACGGTGGTGTGCGCGAGGAAAAGAGAAATATAGTCCCAGAACAAGTTCAACGGTTGTTCCAGAACTTAATGTTAGAACAACGTAGACGAAATCTTGGAGCAAGTGTTCGAGGTCGTATCGGAAAAGGAGTAGGCTCCCTTAATGTTAATCGTATGTGGGGGGACACGGCTTCACCTCAAAGTAGATTTCAGGATACAAGGCCAACCTATGATGCCCCGCATGTAACTAGCGTGGGCGCACAATACCGAATGCCAGTAGGGGCTGGAGAATTTGTTTTTTCTGGGGAAGGTTCGCAAGGAAGAGGTGATGAGCTTGATTGGAACGTTGGCGCACAATTTAGATATCCCTTTCCGAGATGATGTAGATTTTTAATGGCAGACCCGACTACTTTCGCATATGCAGTTTTGAAAGCTATCCAGGATCGTATTAAGTTAACGGAAGAAGCTATCCTGCAAGGAAATCCAAAGAGCATGGAGTCTTATAGACAACTGGTAGGCGAATTAAGTGGTCTTGCCTTTGCCGAGCAGGAAGTAAAAGATGCCTTGCAATCATGGGAGGAAGAATGACCAAAACTCTATTTGTACCGGACCACGTTACTAAAAGTATGGATGAGAGACTAAAGAACCAAAGTGACGCAGTATCTGCTGCATATATAAAGGAAACGAACAGGGTTCTGGACCCTGGACGTTTAGAAGTGACATTAAATGAGCGCCTCCCACAGCCTACGGGATGGCGCCTTCTTGTTATGCCGTACATGGGGAAAGCCACCACGGATGGTGGTATTCATATCCCTGATGCTACGAGAGATCGTGAAGCGTTAGCGACAGTAGTTGCTTACGTTCTGAAGGTCGGACCATTGGCTTATAAGGATTCTGGTAAATTTGGAGAGTCCCAGATGCCATGGTGCGAAGAGGGCCAATGGGTTTGTATTGGCCGTTACGCCGGCGCTCGTTTCAAGATAGACGGCGGCGAAGTCCGTATCATCAATGACGACGAGGTCATTGCGACGATTCTTGAACCTGATGATATTAAACATGTCTAGAAAGGAGAAGAGAGCCATGGAAACCATGACATGCCAATTGAGGAAACTAAAATTGATATTGGGGATTCCGAGGAATCTGCCGTAGACGTTAATGTTGGGGAAGAACCTACCTCCCAACCTGAAGTAGAAGAAAAATCTGCTGCCCAGGAAGACGAACTTGAAGAGTATAGTACTGGGGTCAAAAAACGCATTGGGGATCTGACCCATAAATGGCGAGAAGAGGAACGGCAAAAGCAGACCGCTGTTAAGTATGCGGAGAATGTCCGTAAAGAAAACGAAACCCTTAAACAACGCCTGGATTCCCTGGATAAAGGGTATCAGGAAGAATTTGGAAGCCGGGTTACCTCACAACTTGACTCTGCAAGGCGTCTTCTTAAAGAAGCCCATGAGAGTGGTGATGTAGATAAAATTGTTGACGCCCAAGAAGCCTTGTCCAATCTAGCTTTGGAAAAAGGAAAATTAGCCAAAGCCCAACGAGAGGTTAAGGCAGACAAAGCGGAACCTCAGCAACAGCAACCTTCACCTCAGCAACCTGTACCTCAGCAACAGCAACCTGCAGCACCACCTGACCCCAAAGCACAAGCTTGGGCGAGGAAGAATGATTGGTTTGGGAACAATGAAGTTATGACATATGCCGCTTTTGGGGTGCATAGACGACTTATAGAGGACGAAGGGTTTGACCCGCAGTCCGATGAGTACTATTCTGAGCTTGATAATCGTATGAGGACTGAATTTCCTCATAAATTCGATGAAAAGTCGAAATTAAACGGGGGAAGCCGCAAGGTTGCGTCAGCCGAGGCTTCAAAATCCCGCAATAGAAGTGGACGAAAAACTGTGCGGTTAACACCTTCACAGGTTGCGATTGCTAAGAGGCTCAATGTGCCGCTTGAAGAATACGCAAAATATGTGAGGGATTGATCATGAGTAATACTGAGAGCACGACTCGCCAAAAGTCTACACGGACGCCTCGAACCAATGAGACCCGTGCCAAAAAGGTACGCAGGGAACCTTGGAAGCCACCATCCATACTGGATGCGCCACCTCCACCTGAAGGGTACACTCACAGGTGGATACGAACCGAAGTTGCGGGGTTTGATGACCGTAAAAACGTATCAGCCAGAATCCGTGAGGGCTGGGAACTGGTACGCGGTGAAGAATACCCGGACTTTGATATTCCTACGATTCAGGATGGGCAACATGCCGGAATCATTGGAGTGGGTGGCTTATTGTTAGCAAGGATCCCGTTGGAGATCGTCGAGGAACGCAATGATTATTTCCGGGGAATGACCCGCCAACAAATGACGGCTGTTGATAACGATTTAGCCCGTGAACAACATCCGGCAATGCCGATTAGTAAACCTGATCGGCAATCCCGTGTAACTTTTGGAGGTCTCAAAGAAGGAGACCAGGAGTAAAATAATATGGCCAACAGTGCAGGAGCATTTGGTCTACGTCCCTTACAGATGTTGGGACAGGCCGCTAACTCTACTGGTGCTGCCAATTATCCAATGTATGAAATTGCCAATGGCAATACTAACGCTATCTACCATGGTAGCCCCGTTATCCCGCTTACCACGGGATATATCGACATAGTTGGGGCCGCTGCTGGTGGAACCGTTAGTCTGCTTGGTGTTTTCATGGGTTGTGAATATGTGGCGAGTACCACGTTAAAGCCTACGTTTAGTAACCTTTGGCCTGGTTCTGGTGCAGATAGCAATCATCCTATTAAAGCGTATGTTGCTGATGACCCGAACCAGTTGTTTGTTATAACTACTGATGCCACGTGGACCAGTAAAGCAACCGCTATTGCTGATAGATTCAAGAACGCACAGTTTGCGACAGCGACAAGCGGAACAACTGCTACTGGTGTTTCTGGTGCTCAAGTAGATATAAGTACTGCAGCGACCACAGGGCCCGACTTCCATCTCAGGATTATGGGATGGGAAGACAATCCAGAAAATCTGGATTTCACGGCGGCTGGGGTTGGTGTGATTGTTCGTTTAAACAATCACTTTAACGCGCCAAATGGTTCCGCTAACGCGGGTACAACCATTTCCGTTACTGGCATTTAGAGGAGTTGAGAGATGGCTATTTCAAGAGCTCAACTAGCGAAAGAGCTAGAGCCTGGCCTCAACGCCCTTTTTGGACTTGAGTATGCCAGGTACGATAACGAAGCATCAGAGATTTATGACACGGAATCCTCAGAACGTGCATTTGAGGAGGAGGTCATGCTTTCCGGTTTTGGGTCTGCCCCGGTAAAAACGGAAGGAACTGCTGTTTCATTTGATGATGCACAGGAAGCGTATACCGCCAGGTATACCATGGAGACTATCGCACTTGCCTTCTCTATCACGGAAGAAGCAATTGAGGACAACCTCTATGATCGTCTAGCTTCCCGCTATACAAAAGCGTTGGCACGTAGCATGTCCAATACCAAACAGGTAAAGGGTGCCGCTACTTTAAATAATGCTTTCGATAGTAACTTTGTAGGCGGTGATGGGCTGGAGCTTTGCTCCACGGCTCATGTCTTGGTGAACGGCAACACATGGGCCAATGAGCCAAGCACCGCTGCCGACCTGAACGAGACAAGTCTAGAGAACGGGCTTATCGACGTTGCGGGTTATGTGGATGAACGGGGGCTTAAAGTTTCTGTTCGTGGACAAAAGTTGATTATTCCAGCAGCACTTCAGTTTGTTGCGGATCGTCTTCTAGAATCCACTCTTCGTCCAGGTACTGCCGATAACGATATAAACGCTGTACGGAACATGGGAATGCTTCCGCAGGGTTATGCCGTTAACCATTATTTGACGGATACCGATGCATGGTTCATGCGGACGGATGCTCCTCGAGGCTTCATCCACTTTGAACGTATGCCGATGTCTACAAAGATGGAAGGTGACTTTGATACAGGTAATGTAAGGTTTAAGGCCCGTGAGCGTTATAGCTTTGGGTACTCAGACCCACGTTGCGTGTACGGTTCCCCCGGCGCATAACATAAGATCACGGGAGGGGGACAACCCCCTCCTTTTTTTTCTGGGAAAACTAGCCCTAGCGACTGACCCAGCAGACGCTCACAAAGACTCTAGGGCGAAACCTTTTGTGAGAAGGTACTATTATGGCGAATACACATTTTTCAGGGCCGGTAACATTTTCAGCGGCACGGCCTACCCTCCAAAATCTTAATATTGGCACATGGCCGGATCAAACTCGGTTTATGGACGACTTCACTGGCATTGTGTTGGATGCCACCAATGATTGGACTGTTGTAAAAGACTCAGGTGCTTCAGCAGGACTACAGGCAGATGCTTTGAATGGAGTAGTTGATCTTACTTCGGCTGCTACTACTGATAATGACGGTAGTTCCATTCAAGGGAATGAAATCTGGGGTCTTCCCTCAACAGCCGGTGAAAAGCTTTATTTCGAGGCTCGGTTCCAGATGTCTGATGTCGATCAGATGGATATGTTCATTGGCGTTTGTGAAAATTTTGCAACAAATCCAGAAGCTATTTTCACTGCATCCAATAGAATTGGGTTCCAGATTGATGACGGGGATGCGACTCCTCATTTGATTACAGAATCGGGTGACACTGAGACTGATACGACCTTGTCAGGCACTACGTATGATCTTTCTGACGCGACGGATGTTACGGTTAGTTTTGTAGCGACGAAGGGTACAAGTACCGATGTAGTAGATTTCTATATCAATCGTACCAAAGTTGGTACTCATACTACGAATGTTCCGACAGCCAATATGACGCAAGCAGCAGCAGAAGTTTCTGGTAATGCTACCGGGACAAAGTCAATGAGTATTGACTACATTATGGTCGCACAAGACCGTGGTGTTAGTTACTAACCCAGGGGAGTAACTTAAATGGCTGATGTCTTTGTAGAAAAAGTCATTGAGGATG